CCTAGCACCTGGCAGGATCTCCACCGCCTTCATGGCAATGCTCGCGTTTCTCTCCAGCTCTCGGGCCTCAGCCTTCAGGGCCTTCATCCTCTCGCTCGTGGTGGTCTTGTGCATGCAATATAGTTCTAGCACATTGTACTTAAGGCTTTCTATGATGTTATAGAACTAAAAGGAGCAAAGAGAAGAGTTTGATATTTCAATAAAAATATTTATCGAGGGAGCAGGAGGCCAAAGGTATAGAAACACCTCCCGCTCCCGGTTTGGTAAGTGTTATATTAGAATTATAAAAAAGGATGAATGATAGATCATCCCACAATGGCCTGAGCTTCCCTCAGGGCTGCCTCCGCTCTCTCACCCCAGGCCACGAGCTGAGCGTCTTGCTTCGGGGGGACGCGGTGCCCCAGGCGATCGACATTGGTAAGGGTGTGGGGATCGATAACTGGCGTTCTCCTGCTTTGCTCAATCGCCCAGATCGCACGAATGGTCTTATCATGTGTCTCGATCCCCGCCTGCTCCATCTCCGCAAAGATGGCGTCCAGCTTGGCGACCATTCCATCAATTGCGTCCAGCTTCTCCTGAATGGCGGCCTGCTCAGCTGCTATTCGATCCCAGGCGTCGGGATCGGCCACAACAAGCTCAAGCTTGCCGCCCTTGCCGACCTCGGCTCCACAGCATGACAGGGCTCGAGCTCTCAGGCCGGGAAGCTGAGCGAGCAGGCCTGGCTCTCGATCGAGAAGCTTGTGGAGGTCGTCGTTCCAGGAACGATGATCCTTGTAATAATCGCGAACTGCGGACATCTTCAGGCCTCCGATTTGTATAAAATTACCTTTTCTGCTGTCTTGCTCTCCAGTGAGATTTCGTCTACTGAAAAATTGGAAAGATCGTTTTGCATATTCAGGCCTCCTCAAACGCGCTGCTCCAGTCGTCTTCCGCTTCCTCTTCTGTGTAGCCCCTGCGCTTAAGCTCCCTGGTAATCTCCTCCAAAGCAGCAAGAAGCTCATCGTCCGTCCTCATCTCCACCGGGCCATTTTGGGCTGTGAAGTGCTCCTTCGAAACCGGGAGGCCCATTGCCTGAGCAAGCGGGAGGCCATATCCTAAGCCGATAGCCTCAGCCTTCTCCAGCTCCATTATCCTGCGGGCAAGAGCCGCGCCCGCTGGCGTTTTTGTGGCCTTCGCGATGGCTATGGCTCGCTGCTGCTTGATAGATAGCTTGCTGTCGATACCCTTTCTGATTGTGCTGCTTGCTGCTAATACGTCAAGTGCTTTATAAAATCTCTGCAATTCACTCATGTATATACACCTTTTTATATAGTTCATCGATCATCGTTATTTGTGATTTATGCCGCCTACGAAATTGGCGCCATTGCCGCCGTGATGGGCTGCTGCTTCTGAAAGCCAGTTCTGGCCGCCTCGGATGCTGCCTGATTCCTTCCAGGGCGGTACTCGTTTGCCTCCGGTGAATGTGAGCTTTGTAATCTCCTGTGGCCGGGTCTCCGCCCACCATACGGCCTGAGCAATGCTCATAATCATATCGTCGTGCTCTCCCTGCTCAGCTTCAAAGCGGGCCCGGCCTTGTGAACTCATATGCCCTCTGAAGGCTTTCAGCTCATTTATCAGGAGATCACGGAAAGAAGCATTTGCAGGCACCTGCACCCGGCCATCGTCCCAAGCTGCCAGGAACTTGCCAACCATCGCACTTTTCCCGATATGATAGGCTCCATTAGCAAAGCTGGGAATCTCACCACCTCCGGTGTACTGGATGGCTATACACTCCACACCATCAGCGCGTATCATATCATACAGCGCCCGGCCCACTCCGCCAACATCTATCAGAAAGATGGGTGTTGAGAGTCCCTCTGATCGAAATTTGGGATTCTTGAATACATGCTCCGCCCACTGGACGATCCCAGGATAAGGGAGCTTCTGCTTGCGTTTTACATCCACAAGACGGTAGATTTTGCCTTCCTTCTCCGGTATGCACTCCATCACGGACAAAGCGCTATAATCGTACAGCTGTGCGGGATCGAGTGAGATCATGAAAAATCTGCTCATTAATATACCTCTGCATCTATCTCTTCAAAATCATAGCTCAATGCTTTTTTAATGCGATCATCATCAAATAAGCTAAACGCATCTGACACGAATTCGCATTCATATTCCTGCCTGTATTCCCATTCTGGCAGGGTTCGTCTTGCCTCTGCCAGGATCTCGGGATCGAGCCTCGGGTTCTCCGATGCCCTTTTCATGATCTTCAGCCACTCCGGACCCGCTTCAGTCCATATACGGTAGAAGAATCCCCGCTGGCCTTTGGGTGTTGATGCCAGGATCAGCCGGCCTTTGGGGTTGCTGGTGAACATCGGAAACAGCGCGGTGAAAAGCTCATCGGCTGCCTCGCTCGCTTCGTCCACAAGTATCAAATCAGGTGCGGTGAAGCCTCGGACGGTCTTTTGTGTTCCTGGCAGGCTGATTATCCGGCTGCCGTTGCTGAATTGGAGGGTTAACTTGTTGTCCTCCTCGAGCTCCGGCTTGGGGGTGATAGAGTCCAGGGCATCCCCTACCTTCCGGAAGTTCTCTGAGCTCTGCCGCAGGCTGGGACTGACCAGCAGGCAGAGGGATTTGGGGTGGAAGAGAGCTTGATGGAAGCAGATCAGAGAAGCTATTGAGGATTTGCCGTATTGCCTGTGGCACAACAATATGACCCTTCTGTTGCCAGGGTCCAGGATGTTTGCCTGCTCGGGATCGAGCCTGACCGGGTTGCCTGCCTTGTCTCTGAGGAGGGCATGGTCATGCACCCAGCGGACGGGATCTGCCTTATGGACTTCCCAATCCAGGGCCGCTTTAAAATCATCTGAGAGCATCCCGCACCGCCTCCAGTGCGTCTGGGTAGGGTCGCAGAGATTGGATGATAGCGGTCCTCAGCGCGATCCATTCAGGAAGCACGAGGATATTAACCTGGGGCTGATCGCTGATGATCCCCCGAGCCTTAGCGAAGAGATCGAGACATTTGAGCGCCCTGTCCACCGCCTTTAATGCAAGCTCTAGATCGCCCTGAGACTCTGCCAGCCCCTTGAACCGGCGGGCCTCAGACTCATAATATACGATCTGATCAAGCAGATTATCAGCCTGCAAGGTTTCTTTTACTTCTTGCGATTTTAATAATAACTCCGGCATGTGGCTCTCTTTGTGCCTGGCAAGGGCATCTTTCGAAAGTCCAAACTGTCGCGCTATGTCGCGGTACGAATCGCTACAGAGCAGCAGCTTATTGATTTCTTCGACATCCTTATGGCCGCATACCGTACACTGCCTGCCCATCTCTGTCTCCTACGTGCTCAAAATAATCTGCCCAAGCTCGTCGACCCTAAGCGGCTTGATCTCGCCGCCCTCAGTGACTCCACACAAGACCACATAGGGCTCGCCGGTATCGGTGCCTTCAACGACCTTGATATGGCCGTCAGATCGCTTTCTGACACACATCACGCTATCGCCTCCTGCTGCTGATTCAAATCCTCTTCCAATAGATTCATCTGTAGTGCCTCAATTTCGCAGTCCAGCGCGGCTATTTGGTCAGCCGTCACTGCTATATTTTTGATCAGTTCGAGCCTCTTGGCTCGAAGTTGTTCCAGTCTGTTCATCAAAATCATCTCGAAAATTATGATAGGTTGGTCACGCGCCGGCCTCCGCAAAGGACCAGTCAGTGCCAATCTTTACATCAGCCTTGCACGGTGCATCCTGGAAGATCTCTCCTGCTGCTGCCATGAATACCGAATTTACCAGCTCTGCGCATTCATCAGCTTGCTCTTCAGGACACTCCAGGAGTACAGAGTCATGCAGGGACAGAAGGAAATTGAAATCCCGGTATTCAGGCTTGCAGAACTCCTTATACAGTAATCCTGATGCCAGTTTGAAGAGGTCCACGCCGGTTGCCTGAATGGGGATATTAATTAGCCGGTTCTTCAATTTTTTATGAAGCATCCCGGTAGCTTCATCCCTGCGTGGGACATACTCCAACCTGCCTAATGCTGATCTGGCAACAAGGTATTCCCTGCTGTTAACAGTCACCCTCAGGGCTTTATTTTTGCATCTATCCCAATACGCCAACAGTCCCGGATAGCCAGCCTTGAAAGCATCCAGATATGTTATGGCCTCATCCTTTGTGATGCCAGGGATAGCCTCCATAAGATAAGGAACGCCTCCACCATACAGCGCACCAAAATTGATCACCTTCGCAGTCTTGCGCTGCTCTGCTGTGACTTCATCGACTGGAACGCCAAAGACTTTAGCTGCAGTGACCTTGTGCAGGTCTGCACCCTCACGGTAGAGCTTTAACAGGGTTGGCTCACCTGAGATCTCAGCAGCCAACCTCATCTCAATATTAGAGTAATCACATTCTACCAAAGCTCTCCCTGGTGCAGCCTTGAAGAGGTACCTCAGATCCTTGCTAATCTGTTGGGCATTAGGACCACTGGAAGTATATCGGCCTGTTCTAGTGCCGATCTGCTGATAGCTGCTGTATAGCCGTCCCTGGTCATGATTCTTCAGCCAGGATCTTAAAAACCGCTGCTGCATCTCATATTTCTTGATATCACGAAGGAGCCCAGCCAGAGGTTTATCTGGTTGCTGTTGCAGAAGGGCCTTTATTGTGGCCTCGGAGGAATCTTTAACATCACCTCCATAAACCACCTGCAAGAGGGCCTTCAGGTGCTGTGAACTACTCAAATTCAGTTTCCGGCGCTTCTTATCCTTGCTCGGAGATACCCAGCCAGCCTCATTCGCAATAGCCCTGATTTCCTTCTCTAAGTCGCCTATAACGTCAGTCAAAGCTGCTATCTTGACCTGCACACCAGGGACATCCAACGGCAAGCCCGTCTGCATAGCCTCGACCGTTATAGGGATGCAGTCAAACTCAATTCGTGCCACCCTGGAGAGGCCTTTAGCCTCAAGCAGATCCTTCAGTACTGGATACAACTTGATCAAAATTTCAGAGTCCTTGAGGGCATACTGCAGCTGTTCTTTCTCAAGAATCCCGGACCAGTCAGAAGTCTGCAGAGACTTATCCAGTTCCACCCCCAGAACATCTTTTACCACGGCTTTCAGACCGGAATGCTTCAAGCTGTTCTCATAGAGACCAGCTATCAACAGCTGGTAACCAATCATGGTATCAAAGCAATTGACCACCGGGAATCTATGGCCCAGAGCGGCACGGATGAGCCCAAGATCATATGCCAGGTTGTGGCCGATCTTAACCACCTCAGGATTTGCCAGCACAGGAAGCAACCGCCGGTACTCATCAGGCTGCAGGATACCAGAGGCGGATTCTGTGGCATACGTCAGAAGTTTTGGTGTCGCCTTCCGTGCATCCAGCCGCGTCTTTGGCTTCCCCTTACCACCATGGATCAGGGTCTCCCCGCCAGCAGTCTCAAAATCAAATGCCAGCAGCTTCATTCTGCTGCCTCCGGGAACTCTGCCAGGAACCTGTCCAAACTGCTCTTACCACCATCAGCCAGGAACTCTAAAACTACCGGATTGCTATCCGGTTTAGCCGGATTAAAAATTGGATCACCACAAGGTCTCTTGCTATCGGAAACCGGAAGAAATGGCTCATTTTGGCCATTTTCACATTCTTCTCTATAGAGAGGGCCATATAGGGCATGTATATTCCCCCATGTACCTTCTACATTAGATTCTAATCCGGTATATCCGGTAATCAATATCTGTTGACATTGTTTTAATCCAATATCTGATCCGGTTTTATCCGGTATTAATCCGGTTTGCAGCTCTTCGATAACCTCATCAAACTTATCTTTATCAAATGTGAGGCCTGGGTACACGGTAACGGTCTTTTTGTCAATAGTAGTCTCTATTCCTGGTTTATTTTCACAATGGTGCTTGACGTATCTGCCAAACTGCCTAACATCCACCTGGTTCCCCATTACTAAATCACACCAATGCTGGAAATTTTCGTAAATGCTTTTCACTGGTATCCGCACGCTTCTTGATTCAGGACAGTAGGTACAGAACTGGTCAAGAAAGCTGGTCACGCTGTCTACCTGCTGCCTGTATTCCTCGTATTGGCCCTTGGTTTGATGGATTCGCTTATTCTTGATGATTATAGGCAGCCTGGTAAGGAGCAGATTCAATAATCCTGATAATTCTTCAGGGGTTGTGATTTTCTCCTCAATATCAGGGTCCATCTTTCGCTGGTTTGGTTCATCAGGATCTACCTCAGGAACAAATTTGTATGGTAGTTTGATCTCTACAAATCGCCTCCGAAAAGCCCATGTGGTATCGGTAAATCTAGGGACCGCATTACCTTTGAAAATTAATTTGGTCCAGCCCTTGAATCTTGCTCGGTCTTTATTTTTTACATCTGCAGATATCCAGTCTCCTCCAGAAATCTCCTTAATCCTGGAGGTCCCTGATTTTTTGACTGCCTCAATCTCCTGCCCGACACTGAACCTGACATTTCTCAAAGACGATAATGCAAAGGGTCTATCTACCAGCTCATTTAGTGGTATGGCCTCAGTATTTTCAGCTCCATAAAAAGCCTGCAATAGATGGATAAACGTAGATGATCCGCTTGAACCATGGCCGATTAGGAACGCAATATAATGAAGGGCCTTCCTATATGCACCACTGGCTATAATGTCAACCAACGTTATCCTATCGTTATTGTTTGGGGTGATGCTCTCAATGAACTTGATTATCTCAGGGCACCGAGCATTTTTATCATATATCACTGGTAACTTGTCGGTAATCAAATCCTGTCGGGCATAGGGCCGGAATGATCCAGTGCTACAATCGATCACCCCATTGTCTACCCCCAGTAACGATGGATTTGGATTAAATGTGACTGGGGATAGCCGCAACTTGGAGCCTATACGGTCTAGTACCTCGTTGACCTGTCTTTTATCTACCAGGTCCCCGGCTGTTGAATAGATTAAGTCCTTGATGTATTCCTTTCCTTGGTTCTGGTAGATTTGGCCGTCAAAGTACCATATACTATCATCACCACCAGTCATAACCAATGTCAATTTATCACAGAGGCTTTTGGCTGCTTTTGATGGGGATAGCTCTGGAACAACTGCGCCATTGCTAGTTGTGGTCCGGGTAGTGAGGTCGTCTATGGTAATGGGAGGTTGCATTTTCAGTCCCCCTGCCGCTGTTCGCGGTAATAATCCCTCTCGGCCTCGAGGAAGATGGCTCGCTCGCGCCAATAATTGGCATTAGCAATAGCCGTGCTTAGCTGACCTCTCAGCCTGGCATTCTCCGCTTGTATTTGGGTTCCGCTGGCCATCAGCATCTCCCTCCCTTCTGGAAGAATCTCCGCATATCACGCTGATAATTTTGGTTCCTCAGCGCACGCTCGTTCACTGAATCAGGGTCTTCGCGAGGCGTTTTTTCGGAGAGACCAGACCATATTCGGCACTCACATGCCAAATTCCCTTCGCGGCCCCACCGTGGAACCTCACCGCAGTCGTTGCAACGTTCGGCAGGCCCGAGAATATCAACCTTAACGATTTCTCCGGTCAGTCGACTCGATGCTTCCAGTGTGGCAACGATTGGATGCCTACCCCACGCCTGCCCCACTTTCGAGGAGCGATCACTATGTGGCGGCGTCTTGTGTTGCCCGCGAATTTTTTTCGATACGGTATATATCGCTTGAACAGGGATCACGCCCTGACCGCCGGGAGTTCGCCGCGCGCTAGGCACTGGCCACCACCTCGCGCAGGTAATATCGGCCACCCAGCCTGAGTATCGCTATCTCCCGCCCCACCAATGACTCCAGCTCATCGCGCAGATCGAGCGGCAGAGCGAAGTCGCCATTGGGGAAAACCGCTATGCACTGGCTGTCCTCGACTCGGACACCGAGGAGAGTATGGCGCTGCTCTTCCAGCTCGCCCAGTCTGCGCGGGGATTCATAGAAACTTTTATATTCAATGGTATTGTAGTACATCTTGACCGTTTGAGTTGCGGTTCGCGTCGTCAGTCAGTGCCCGCCGGATGCTGGAACATCTGGCACTTTTTACATTTCTCATGCTTGAAGCCCTCTTGCCCGCAGCCCGTCCTCTAAAAGTTCGCGTGCAATGTACCCCATGGACTCGCCCGCTTCTTCGCTTAATCGTTCGATTTCGTGCCGCTGCTCCTCAGTAATAAGCAGCGTGAGTGCTTCCCGCAATTTTCTCTTTCGCATTTTCTTATCACCAAGAATACTCTGTTGCTATGGTATATATAGTTAATGATTACCTACTAGCTATAAACTCTTAGCCTTTAAGTATCAAATTTTAACTATCTTTCACCTTTGACCAAAAAGGTTATATCTTTTCTGTTACTTGGGTTCTTACATGGCTCTGACTGATGGAATGAAAGAAAAGCTCCTCAACCGTGAGGAGATCGATTTATCGAACCGAAAAGCGAACGAATATCATATAAGAAAATATATACAGAAATACTTTAAGGATATGGAAGAAATAATTTGGCTCTTGGATGCAATGCCACAGAAGCAAATCGAAAAATTATTTGAAGACGGAAAAGCAGCCGATACAACTATGAGACTTTGTGAGAAGATCCTTCGCAAAATGGAGCTTCCCACCGTACGGGCGGTGTATCCCGGCACCGCCATTGAGGCCGTGAAGAGCTACGACCTCGGAGCAGACAATATAAAAATTTTAACTAGAGAGGGAGAGGAGATGGCGCTCCAGCCTGTTGGATGCTCGATAGTCTGCGATCTCACTAAAAACGAGTCGGCTATCATAGAGCGGACGCTCAAGCATGTCGGCATCATAAAAGACTCGCTGATGCCTGCCAGAGAAAAGGTATCGCAACGAAAGTTATATGAAGAGATCTATCCCGCTGCAAACAAGGAGGCGGAGAAGAAGGGCGTGGAGTGTTCCCTTCAGTGGGACGTGGCTGAGAATATGGAGTCTATCGATTTGCTCCTGCGCGTCATTGTCCACCACGAGAGCCGAAGGAAAGCAGCAGAAATGCTGGCAGAAAGGTCAGGAGCCGTGGAATAGCCCCTCCACCTTCCCCTTCCCCCCTCAGTTCTATGACATTTTCATCAATCGCTTCAAGAATGTAATAGAACTATTTCAGAGCAAAAGAGAGTGGGCTCATATCCCCAACTGCGGGATGCATGCCAAATAAGCTTCCTTCAGCTCCTTCAGGTCTATATGGTTATAGAGATCAAATGCCTCTTTCCGGCTGTCGCCCCTCAGCTCCTTGATATACTCTCTCCTCATCCCGGCCCGGAAGAGGTGAGTGCAGTACCAATGTCGGCATGCGTGAGGCGAAAAGTGATCCTCCAGCCTCTTAGACTCGGGATTATGCAGGCCTGCACGCCTGGCGGCCTCACCCACCAGCAACAGAACACCACCGCGATCTAGCCTATCACCCATCGCGTTCAGGAACAGGGCCGGAATGCCCTTCTTGTTCCTGCCCTCCCGGACCTTCAGCCACCGCCGGAGGATGAATGCTGTCTCAGCATCAAAGAATACCATTCTGTTGCTCCTCTTCGCCGTGGGCTTCAGCTTGATTCTCATCTCCACCAGATCCACATCCTCCACATCCAATGAGATCAGTTCGCCTCGCCTTATGCCCGTTTTAGCCAGCAACGCTATGATAGCCTTGTTCCTGATGTCCATCTCGGAATTGATGAGTTGGCCCATGGCCTCAACAGAAATAAGCTGCCTCTCTTGCATAGAATTGTCCTTATAGCGCCTCAGATAGCGTCTTCGGATGGGAAGGACTGGATTGGATGAGACCAGGCCCTCAAACGTCAGATAATCGTAAAATGTGGATAGGACGGCAAAGTAATTCTCCACAGTCTTGCCTGCCACTCCCTTCTCGATCCTCAGATATTCAATGAATCCCCTGAGATGGTCCTTATCAACTGTCTGGAAGTCTACGCCCTGCCCCTCCAGGTAATTCTTGAACACCCTCGGGATATACCCATAGTGCGGGATGGATCTGGGGGACATGCCCCTGAGCTGGCAATCCTTAACAAAATCCTGGATCAGCCTATCCATGTCCATGTTCGCCCATCCGTCTTGACCAGTTTGTAGCCCTCGAGCTCTTCCAGCTGGTTTGCAACCGCCTTCACAAGATCGCTGTCGCGAAGGTCTATACCCAATTCCTCAAGCAGTTTATAGCTGTCCAGATGACCACGAGCTTTGAGGATGTCGACTATCTCTTTGGCATAGCGCCGCGTGCCTTTGAAATTGTCCTCCAAGAACGCTTGAGACCGAAAATGCTTCAACTCGTATTCATATCTCTCCAGCACTATGTTCTTCTGGCGGAGTTCGTCTCTGAGTGCCTTGATATCGGCCTTCAGACTATCGAGTTCTTTGACCATTTCGCGTCGTGGCCGGAACTCATCATTTTCCGCCAGCGTACTCTCCACAATCTCGATAACCCATTTGGAGAGAGGAGTCTTCGCATTCGCCGCCATCTCCGCCCACCGGGCCTTATCTGCATCGGAAGGCATATAGACATGGACATACCTAGATCTGTCAGGCTTTACCACACGCTCACCTGATAACAGATTGTCCTTCTAGTATATAAGTATTTACGCGTAAAACAGCATTCTAATCTACTCCCCGCTATTTAGTTACGCGTAAAATCGAGGCACCAGAAAAGAACTTAAGCTTATAAAATCACATCACTGTCATTCACGCATCGCAGAGAATGACATTGAGCACGTCTTTTCACCAAAAAAAACGGGCTCAAGCGGTCAGGGCCTCACAAGGGCCTTGGCCCTTCTCCTTAAGCCTCTTTTCAAGAAGCAATTCCGCCGCCCGCTCCATGAAATGGCTGATATTTCTATAGTCCTTGGTTTCTACTTCCGCCTTGATCGCCTCGTATGTCTTTTCATCAAGGCTGACGCCAATTTTCTTTACTGCCATGCTTATATTCAACGCTCTTCAGGCAGAAATACTTTTTCCTACTGAGTGAACCGAAGGATTTATTACCTCGGAGGTGCACCTAGTATACGGTGAAAAGACGTGTTGAACAAACTCGTTGTAGCAAGCCCGGTCACTCAAAGCCGGGAAGCAGTTGAGCAGTTGATCGCCTATTTTAACCACGGCCAACAGCCGGAGGAGATGCCCTCTTTCTATCGCCTCTCCTTGGATATGGTCTTGGTGAGGTCAAACAAGGGCGATTGCTTCTATGTGACCACTCCCAAAACCTGCAGTTGTCCCGCCGCGACCTATAACCCTGGCAAGCCATGCAAACACCAGAGACGATTCTTCGCTCAGCCCAAGCCCGTAGAGGAGCCCATAACAGACCTCAGGGCAACCCTTCCAGGATGGAGAGGCCCGGACGGAAAGCGGGCAAATGGGCCGGTGGAGGCGATCTGAAATGGCCGCCGCCCTTGATGCTATCGATATGGAAATGGCCGCCCACCTGAAGGACCGGCTCGATAGGATCGATCAATCAATCGCTCTCCTGGAGGAGATGAGGAAGGAGACCGTGGAGATATTCACCGAACTCTTCCTGGAGGTGATTTGAATGAGCGCCGAAGCCAACCACCGCCGCGTATTGTATCGATGGAGGCAGGCCCGAATATGGGCCAACCTTTTTTCAGGGAGGTTCTGAAGATGCCAGAGCCCTTTAATGTCATAGAACCGCTGGAGATGGTCTTAAAAGAGGCCGTGGACTTTCTTAACCAGACCGCCGAACTTGTCCAAGAGGCCGGGGTCCTCAGAGGGAGGGAGTTCTCCAGGTGGATAGCCAGGGCCTCAGCCAGCTTGAAGGCTCCAGGATCGCCCACTGAGAAGATTATGCTCATATTCGCCTATCTCCGGCAACTCCTGGGAAAGCTCCGGGATGCATTGAAGAGCAGGCCAAAAGAGGGCGGTAAGGTGGTTCAAGTCAGCTCAAAGATCCAAGCCAGGGCTATCCAGATCGTTGAATACCTGAAGGTCACTGTCCAGGAAGGCCCCCATAGAAAGGAGATCGCCCTAGACAGCCAGCAAGCCAGGATACTATTCTCAGGTGCCGGAGGTGAGCCTGTGAGCCGCAAGGAGACCATTAGAGCCATGAGGAGAGCTGAGGCCCTTTGGCCTGCTCTGAGGTGTGGCCATAGGCCCGGAGATGGAAGGCGGACCACCAGGCTAACCGCGAAGGTCGAAGATCTGCAGGATTCCCCGGACTTCGCTTTGTGTAGCACCTGGCAACGGTCTGGAAGGAGAGCAGCCCTAAGCCTCTGAGGAGAGGTATTTAAAGAGATTCGACCTTAATTCTATAAATCCGTGAAGGATAATAATGCTTGCTGCTTGCTTTAGTTGACCTGCTAATACCGTTTCGGTCTCGTTTCTATTATAATGGCATCTTGATATTATTTCTTTGGCTGGATTAATCCAGACTTCGGACCGTTGCCAAATGCAACGAACAATCCCCGTAGGGTCCTGGTCTCCGGCTCCCTCCAGGCAAAGGGCAATTCTGCCAGCTATCCGGGGTGATCCATTGAGCAGGGCTTGATCTCTCCTCCGGTCCGGTAAGTCATTGGGCAAAGAGAAAGTCGATTCTAGGGCATTACAGAAATTATAAAAAGAAAGGATTAATTATCAGATAGTCCGAGGGCCTCCCTCTTCATCTTTCGGGCCTTCTGCAGGGCGGTCTCATGGTCTACTTTCTTGCAGCTACCAAGATACACGTTTCGGACCTTTGAGCCCTCCCTCCAGGATGCTATCCAATAGAGATAGGTCTTGCTCCCTTTCTTGGTGGTCTTGCTCTTCTCCATCTGCCAGAGGTGCAGATCTTCCAGCCTTGCAGCTCCCTCCAGGGCCGCAGCCTCAGCCTTCAGCTCTTCGGCCTGGCTTTCCAGCCTCCGGGCCTCCTCCCTAGCACCTGGCAGGATCTCCACCGCCTTCATGGCAATGCTCGCGTTTCTCTCCAGCTCTCGGGCCTCAGCCTTCAGGGCCTTCATCCTCTCGCTCGTGGTGGTCTTGTGCATGCAATATAGTTCT